TTCCAAATGTGTCTTTGTGTCCCCCATTACGACGTGACAATAACGGCAAAGCGCCATTAAGTTTTCAATCCTGTCCTTTTCTTTAGTTCCGCCCATTCCCCTTGCTTCTATATGGTGTATGTCAACTGCCTTTTGTCCGCATACTTCGCAGGGAATAAAATCTTCAATTCCGTACCCAAAGTAATCCAAATAAATCTTAGTATAGTTTTTCATCAAATAGTACAAAAGTGAAAGCAACAAATATTAAGCCAATTGCAACTGAATTATGGAATTGTGTATTTTCGTCAACCGCTTCGCCTATGTTTATGCCGAACAATATATTGCGCGGTAATAAATGAAACGAAATCCTAAAGTTGCCAAACTGAATAAAGTATTCCATTATTGGTTGTCAATTTGTTTTAATTTCCTTTGCGCCCATTCAATGCCTTCAGTCCCACCCCACGCGTCCCACATTAAACCCCCGCAACCTTTTTCGTATGGTACGTCCTTATTTTGTTGGTGACGCTGAAAAGACGCCATTCGTGCAATTGTATCGCGTGAAATTGGTTCTTTGTTTGCTAATTGGTTTGCCCTTGCTTTTCCAACAGGTGTGCCACATTCCCCCCAACCATTTGTTTCAGCATATTTTAACGCCCTTTTTGCGTTGTTTGTTGCCGCTTCCGGGTAATCGGTATATGAATCCACAAAAGCGAATTTAATACCGTGTGCGATTGTTTTTGAATTGATTAATTCTATTTCACGGGAATTGTTGTCGTAATGTGTACCAATGCCGTAATGTTTAATCGTTTCCCATTTGTAAGCACCATTTGTAAATTTGACCCTACTTTTTGGAATTCCTAATTCTTCAGCAACCTTGTAAACTTCTTCACTTGCGTTTTGTTGTCTTCGTGTAACTATGTAAACTGTTTTACCTTCTGCAATTAGTTCTTTTGCTTTGTTAAATCCTTTTTCAGTCGTTAAAGTGTCGTCAAAATCAAAACTAACTTTATTTAAGTCGGCTGCGTAAGCGCCTGAAGCCAATATTGCCGCCCAAACGCGGTTCGCCTTTTCTTCTGTATCATAAATACAAGCACCTGACCCAATTCTATATTTCCCGTTTGAACATTTAATTACCGGCATTGCTAATTAGTTTATTGTAAATAGCGAAACGGCGCTTATTTACTTCGTGTAAGTTGAAGTTCTTATTGCAATACTCATAAAGGTCGTTCCCGTAGCTTTTACGGGCGTCAGGGTCTTTGGTTAACAACTTAATCCAATAATACCAATCCTTCTGACTGTTGACGTGACAGGCGGGATAAAACCCCTTGTAAGGGTGTACGTTGCTGACAATTGCAGGGTTCTTCTTTGCGGCGGTTTCAAGTACCTTCAAATTAGACTTCATTGAATTAAACTTTGAATCCAATAATGGTATTAATGAAATGTCAGAATCGCAGTAAGCCGCCATATATGAAGTTACTTCGTTGTAATTGTATATTTTAGGGTTTAGCTTTAATCCATTGGTAAAAGCTGCAATCATTCCGTCCCAAATTGGCTTTTCGCCTTCGTTAAATCCTGCAATTACAGTTTTAACCGGGAAATTGATTCGCTTCATTGGGTTTCTTAATATTTCCATATCCTTCCCGTGCGTTCCGGAACCTGACCAAAACAAACGAACAAGGTCTGATTCTGTTTTGTAATCCTTAAACTGTTCTTCACCGTATGGAATAGCGTTTGGCAATATTTCAACGTTCTGATTATATTGATAAACTTCTTCTGCCAATCGTTCGTGCGTAACTGTGCAAAGGTCGGCAATTTTTATCCAATCAATTATCTGTTCAGGTATTTCATTTATAACATATCTTTGATAAAGTATATGTGAAGGGTCAAGGTTCCAATAATCGTCGTTGTCAACTATTAATTTAAAGCCGTACTTTTTGCGCCATTCAGACATTTGTTCGGGTGAAATGTTTGCCAACATACGATTCATTATAACAATGTCGTAATTGCCTTCAAATATTTCTTCGCTTACTGTATCGGTCATTAAACAATAATCCTTCTTCATATTTACCAACGGCATCATTATTCTGTGGTAACCGACCCCACTATTTTTGCTCGTAATTGCTAAAATGCGCATTTAATTTGTTTTTCATTATGATAAATTGGTTGGTATTTTTCCCAAACAGACTGCGCACGTGCTAAACTTTCGTCCTTCATACTTCTGTATTCTGTACCGTTGCCGACGTCGTGTCCAATATGGTCTGATTTTAAGTCCGGTAAATAGTAATTGGTAAACCCGGCAATGGTTGCACGTTCTGCGTAATCCCTGTCTTGCATTCCGTACGGGTCGTATTCTTTGTTATAACCGCCAATCGTGTCAATTAATTCCCTTGTAAAGTAATTGTTGCCAAATGGTGTATGTGTTTTATGTATTCCGTCAACCAATGGCGGCAATTCTTCGACGCAATGTATGCCAATAATCCCTGTTTTTGACACACGTTTTGAAAACATAACCCAATTTGACAACCAATTGTCAGGTAAAAGTATGTCATTTGCTAATAAACAAACCCCGTCGTATTCCTGTGTTATTGATAACCCAAAGTTAACCCCTGCGGCAATACCCCTTTTATGTAATGACCAATTTGCAAAATGCCAATTGTAATATTTTTGTATTTCGGAAAACTGTTCTTCGTCACTTCCGTTGTCAATAAGATAACAATGCGCGTCGTGACCGCTATTGTAAAAATTCCTGTCAATAACTTGCTTTGTTAGGTCTGACCTATTTTGCGTTAATAATATTACGGCTATATTCATTTATTCCAATTTTACGTGCGGGTACCCCTGCATATTTTGTAAATTCTTCTGTTTCGCCTTTTATAAAAGCACTTGCGCCAATCATACAACCGCGTTCAATTCTCGTAAATTGATGCAATACTGCGTTCAAACCAATGTTTGAATATTCATTAATAATTGAATGTCCGCCTATTTTTGCGCCGCAACTTATTGTGACATTACTCCAAATAAAACAATCGTGTCCGATATGCGCGTGTTTCATTATAAAACAATTGTCTTCAATTATAGTTGGGGATTCTGTACCTGCGTCAATTGTAACCAATCCTGTAATTATATTGTTGTCACCAATTACAACCTTCCCTTTTTCCTGACCCCAATATTTTTTGTGTTCCGCAGGGTCGCCAATAATACAAAAGGCGCCAATGTAATTGTTGTCGCCTAAAATAACGTTTTCGCCTATAATGGCAGTCGGGTGTATAAAATTAGCCATTGTTCTTTGGTTTACGTCCGCGCTTCTTCGGTTCAGGTTTTATAAATTCAATACCTAATCTTTGGTCATTTTCAGAAGGTGTATTTTCAAATACAATGTTTTCTATTGGTAAACCTTTGGGTTGTTGCTCATACCATTTATACAACCTCATAATCATTTCGTACTTACACGAACCGCACCAAACAGACAGTAAAAAATTAGGGTCTAAATACAATCTGTAAATGTGTTCGTACATTTGCATTTCAGCCATTTCAAGGTTGCGAATATAACCGTTCTTTGCGCTTTCGTAATTATTTATATTAGCGTCCAACCAATCGCGGTGTTCTAATTTTATTTCCATAGGTTCCAAATTAATTTTGATAAAATAGGTGTTAAAAATCCTGCAATAAACATTGTTGAAGTAATGTTTTGTATCAATTCAGGTGCGAAATAGTGTATTGGTGCAATCCACGCAGCCAAGCAACTTCCGCAATTAAATGGCTTGAAATTGATTTTCCATTTATGGGGAATGTTATGTATATCGTTAATAAATAGTGATGCACAGACGGCGGTTAAAATTGATAAAATCATTTGCGTATGTTTGTTTTCATTAATTTTTTGGTTTTATTTATAGTCCTAACAATTGACATATAAGGAATACCGGTTTTACGGCTTAATTCTTTAGCGTTCTTTTTAAAGTCTATTGCGTAAAGTTTTAATATTTCCTTGTTATACCAATGCAAATCTTCCAAGTTCTTTTCAAGCTTATCAAACAGTTCTGTCGGTTCTTCGTTTAGTCGTGTCAATTCCCTGTTTACTTCAGTACCAACAAATTCTGTGTAATTGCGGTAATTCTTATAAAATGTACTTCTGTCGCTTTTAATCATATTTAACATTATTCGCACAATGTAAAATTTTAATTCGTTGCGTTCGTACATTCCAACCAATTTCAATTCGTCCATTTCACAAAGAACTAAAAAAACTTCAGCTTTTAAATCGTACTGCAATTCTTCAGGTTGCATTTTACCAAAGGCTTCGTTTACTTCCTTTGATACCCAATATTCGGCTAAAATTTTATTTTTGACCATTCAATTAAAGCCGGTTTATTATCGACTTCGGTACAAATATAGACTATTCCGCCACAAATATAAATATCTTTTAATCTTTCTTTTTGTTCGGGACTTAATTTGTCGCCAATCTTTTTAACTTCAACCGCAACATAAACACCTTTTTCGGTGTAACCTTGTAAGTCTGCCCAACCTTTTTGAACTGTACCTTTGCGTTTACCAAAT